TTGTGGAGGGTGTGCAATATCGATCCTTGGAAAATTGCCATTTGGGAAGATGAAATGAACGAATGGAGGCATGACTTCCTCCCCTTCGACGAATCGCTTGTGGGGAAGGTGGCGCCGTGAGATACCACATCCAGAATGCCATCCTTCGCAAGGCACTGTGGTTCTTCGCTAAGGTATTCCTGACCATCGCCATCCCATCCATTTGTGTCGGGATTGTCTTGGGGGGATGGAAATGAGGCTGGATCTTTTCATCGCCTATGATATTTGGAAGATCCTGGGCGGGATGACCATCGAATGGCTGGTCCGGGATCTTTGCGAATGGTTGATGGGATTCCCAACAGGTTGGACCGACTTAGAGCCCTTGGGAATGCGCAGGTTCCTATTGTGGCAGCAACTGCATGGCAAATTTTGACTTAAAAGGATAAGGCATGATTTTTAAAAACGATTCCTATGTTATTCTTCTTGACTACATGGGGGATGACCATTCAATCATCTCGGCAGCAAGGACTTCAACAAAGACCTCCATGAGGGGCCAGGAGGCGGACAAGAGGCTACTTCGACATCTTTGGAAGAACAAACACCTTAGCCCATTTGAACAGGTGTGTTTCACATTCCACGTTAAGACCCCAATTTTCATTGCAAGACAGATCATGAGACATCGAACGGGGAAGTTCAATGAAACTTCTGCCAGGTACAAAGAAATGGAAATGATCTTTTTTAAGCCCGATATTTGGAGGGCTCAGAATATCACTGGCAACAAACAAGGTTCATCCGGCAATATTCCGCCTGGAAAATGGGAGGGATGCTACGATGCGATGGAAATGGCGTATTATCAGATTCAGCAAACATACGAGACTCTGATTAGCCACGGTGTTGCAAGAGAGCTTGCTAGGACAGTTCTTCCGGTTGGGATGTATACGGAACTCGTGATGACCTTTGATCTTCGCAACCTCCTGCACTTCATTAAACTTAGGATCGACGAACATGCGCAACCCGAGATTCGTGAGGTTGCATCACAGATTTTGGCAATCATCCAACCAATCGTACCTTGGACGGTTGAATTGTTTCTGGAGGGAGAAGATGAGTGACCGATACCATGTGCAGAAATCACTTTTGAAGAAAACTCTATGGTTTTTCTTCAAAGTTTTCTTGGTTTTGATTATTCCTGCGATTTGCATTGGATTTGTCCTAGGATGGAGCTTTAAATGAACGAAAAAATGCCTTGGTGGACGAAGATTTTTATGATCTTGGGGATTCTCGCTTTTTTTGGCATTATTATCGCCGAAATCTGGAGGAATAGTGGAAACTGAAGTAGAAAACAGCTATAAAGATCCGGTAAATTGGGGAGAAGATGCCAGACCAGGGTGGTCAACGATCACGATGACCGATCTTGACAGAAAAACGACTGGATACCAAGAATATCGGGATATTTTTGATCAGAATAAAGAAGAGGATAGGACCTTAGACAAGGAAGTCGAAGAAAAGATCCGTAAATCTTTGAGGATTCTAAAGGCCAATGAGGCTAAGGCTCTCCAGGACGAAGCTTTTAGAGCAAAACAAAAAGAAGCGGACTCACACAAGAAGATTGTCTCAAAAAGGATGGAGAGGGACAGGCTCCGTAAGGCAGGCGTCCATGTTGCTACCATTGTCAAACAGGGCGAAGGTCCAATGTTTGACTTTGAAGCAATCAAAGTTGGTTCAAGTTCAAGCAACTTTTGCCTCAGATACAATGATCTGATTTATTCTGGGAAGCTCGGGGAATATGCAAAACTTCTGGGAATATCGATCAATGAAATGAAGTCGGTTTTCATGTCCGCCGCCAATCTTAGCCTGTCCCAATTTGAATATCTTGGAGCTTTCTTCAAAAGAAAAACCTCGCAAGTAGAAAAGACTTGGGGGCAAGGCGATCTGGTTGCGTCAAATAGTTGACAGTATGGATATATTTTGATAGACTTGAATAATGGAGCATAAAATTGGACGATATTAGTAAGCGAGAAATGATCAATTTGTATCTTGACGGGACATCCCTGGGGCTTTTGGCTAAAGAGTTCGGAGTCAGTCGTCAAAGAGTACATCAGCTTGTACAACTGGCCGGAGTATGGCGTGAACACGTCTCGACTGCGGCAAAGAAAGAAGCCGATGAATATCTGGAGCAATATCGAGAGGTTTGCGATGAAATGCGAGGCCAGAGATATTCATGGAAAGAGATTTACGACATTCTGACGGACGAAGAAGGACTTAGCATCAAGAAGACTGCATTCACCAGATGGCATAAGGAACAAGAATGGGACACGATTCCCGGGAGGGGCCCAGAGATCCGCTGTTCTAAGTGTTTCGAGGTAAAGGCAAGGGAACTCTACGCCAACTATCTTAATGGGCCTGGAGGGAAAGAATCTATTTGTAAGAAATGTCACCAAGATTACGTTAGGGGCCGGGGAAAGTTGACAAATGGGTAAGATTCCTTTATTCTATACAAAGAACGGATTTGTGAAGTTTGAGGATTTGTACAAGCGCATTGATGAAGATCAATTCTGGGACAAGATTGAACCAGTTAAGTGCAAAGACAAAGAATGCAAACATTGCAATGAGGTTCCAAAGAACCTTTAGCTCAGGGGAAGAGCGTGTCGACTTGTCGGCAAGGTCATCGGGATCATTTCCCGGTAAGGTTCCGTGGCCATGTGCCATCCTCCTTTTGGCAAGTCGGAACTAGACGGCTCACGGTGCAGCGTGTAATCTGCACTTTCGGGCGGTGTGCGGGGCACAGGCGAGGCTTGCAACTTTGCCAGGGTAGGTTCGAGTCCTATACGGTCCAGGTTGGCTCGTGACGACGAGATCGTAAGTCACCACAAGGGACCCGAAAGGACCTTAAATCGTGGTAGGGGATCGCAGGCCCTACTTGGCAAGGGAATAGCCACTAAGCATCCGGCGAAAGTCCGATGCTTTTTTATGCCCACTTGCTATTCAATAATAAATGATCTATAGTTGCCACTATGGCTGCCGGTGTCTACAACATAACAATCGAACAAGGCTCATCCTTTGCCATGCAATTCGTGGTCCAAAACATTGATTTGACCGGGTATACTGCAAAGGGAATCATCAAAAAGCTCGCCTCAGATACCGCAATCCTCGGAACCTTTACTTGTGTCATAATTTCCACCTTTGGGATCATTGTTGCCCCGATCAACGGGATTTCAACCACGGTTCAAGGTGGGATTGTTTCGGTGACCATGACCCCACAACAGACGGCAGCTCTTTTGACGACTGGTGGGACCTGGCAGGATACAACCAATCTTGTTTATGACATTGAAGTTGCCACGGCTTACACGGGTTCGGAACTACGGGTTTTGAATGGATACTGCTTTGTTAGCCCGGAGGTCACACCATGAGTACGCCTGACGTTGTTGTTGTCTCTCTTGGCATTCAGGGTCCCCAGGGTGTCCCTGGGCTCGGAGCGCCTGCTGGAGGGCTTGCTGGACAGGTCTTAGCGAAGGTCGACAATACGAACTACAACACCCAATGGGTTACGATCAAATCGCCCAATACCGGGACTGCGATTCTGGATTTCGGGTCGTTTCCTGGAAGCAACTATGCACAGGTGTTCGTTGGCGGGCAACCATTCATTCTGAGTTCAAGTACCCCAATCCCGTCGGTCGAATATGTAGCAACGGCCAACAATACCGCCGCCGATGTACAGTATTATGATTCAATTCTTGAATTGACCACGGACATTCCTGTCAATTATCAGGGATTCAACATTTACGGATTTAGCACAGAGAAAATTCAAGGAAAGATTCAAGTCTCTTGGACTTGGGCATAAGGAGACAATATGGCAATTCCGAGTCTTAATACCGATCCAGCTACCGGCGCACAGGCCAACGTCAAGCAGTCTGGCATTGTGGCCACCACCGCTGATGGGGCACTGGTGGTAATGAACCGTCCTGACGACCCCCTGATTACCGCACTGATCAACGATGTCCCTTTGACTGGTCTTGTGGGACAGACCGCAGCCGGTGTCAACCTCATCAACCCTTCTGGTGGCACAACCTCCACCAGTTCTATTGCTTTCAGATCGGTTAGTTTCCAGCTTGTCCCCACAGGAACCATTGCCGGTGGCACGATTAGTTTTGAGTTTAGTAATGACAACGCAAACTTCTTTCCTCTGCCTGTCTATGACTCCCAGAACATTTTGGCACAGCCCGTCACCTCATTTAACCTGGCAACTGGCGTCCCGAGGGCGTTCCAGGCCGTCATCAACTTCACCTACCTCCGGGCTCGGATTTCAACTGCTGTCACTGGTGGCGGAACAGTCCAGTGTTTCTCTCTTCTGATTGGAAGCCTGATTCTCCCCACCTCTGTCCAGAGCATCTTCCCGACTCCCACCAAGTTCAAACTCACCGCTGCGGCAACCACGAACGCCACGAGCGTCAAAGCCACTGCCGGATCGGTGAAATCCATCACTTTGACTAACTTGACGGCCACAGTCTTGTTTTTCAAGTTTTATGATAAGGCCATTGCTCCTGTCGTTGGAACCGACATTCCAGACTTCACGATTGCTGTTCCTGCAAACGGATTGCCCCAGGTCGTGACTTTCCCCGATGTGGGCTACCAGTGCGTCAACGGTATCGCCTTGGCTATCACCAACTTGATTGCCGATACCGATACCACGGTTGTTACCGCAGGATCTGCCAAAGTGGCAATCAACTACATCTGATAGGAGAATAGAATGGCAGCACCAGCAGTTACGGCTTGCGCCGTTGGCGTTTACACGAAAGTGGCAACAGGAGTTACTTCTCTTAGGGTTTTCCCTCTTGATGGAAACAATTATCTTTGGACTTACCGATTGACGGCGGCGGGAGCCCCAACCTTACTTACCGAGGCATCGGATATTCATGGAACACTTAATACGGCAGCAGCCTTCGTTCTTTCGGCATCGTCTGACGTGTATATCTGGAATCAGGGCCCGTCCGCCGGAAACGTTCGAGTCGACACCTAAAGGAGTAGTCCATGGCAGAAGACGAACTTTTTGACGTTGAGGAAATCGCTCAGGAGAACGAGGACAATCCCGACTCCGATCCTCTTGATACAAAACAGCGGATCATGGTCCAGAAATATGCAGAGAATCTTATCTCTGGCATGAAAGGACCCAAACTAGATGCCTATGCGTACGCCTATTTTGACGGGTCTACCACTTCTGACCTTGGAGATTCTTACCATGGAGCCAAGGTTTCTATGGTTGCAGCGTGGCGTAAAATTGAACGCAAACTCGGGTTCCAGAAACTTTCTCACGAATTAGGACTGGACAACTTCAGTTTGTTGACCAAACTGTCCAAACTCATGGAAACCGAAAGGCCGATGATGAAGAAGAATGCCGCAGGAAGTCAGGATGAAGTCTGGTATCCCGATGGCCAGGTCCAGCTTAGAGCTACCGAAACCATCATCCGTCTTGCCAACCAGCTTTCTATTGATTCTTCAAGCAAGGATACCAAGACTCTGAATATCACTTTTGGTAAAGTCGAATCCTGGGACAATGTGGAAGTCCATGTTCCCAAGAAGGAAGAGGACCTGGTTTGACAGACGAGAAGCCCATAGGGTGGCATGACCACAATATCACCCTATGGAAACACCAGGTTCAAATGCTTGAGGCTCCATGGCGATGGCCCGAGATTGAGTATTTCTTTATGCCTGCTGGATATGGAGCAGGGAAGTCTCATACTATTGCAATGCTATGTTTGAAGATTGCCAAACTATATTATGCACAGCCGGTTACGATTATTCTGGCATCAACCACAATAGCCCTGGCAAACAAGACCTTTGTAGCAATTTTGAAGCGAATCATGATTTCTGCTGGGATTGAGTTTAAGCACAACGAGAACAAAAACATCCTTTCTATTGGGAAAGTTGAGTTCTATATTATTCCCTCAGAACAACCGCAAGACATTTTCGGTATCAACGCAAGTGCGGCCATCGTCGACGAATTGGACGAATTGCCATTGGATAAGGCTGTTTCCTTAGTTACGGCTATCAAGGAAAGAACCAGAGTTACATTCCCAAGGGGGAAGGCCCCATTCATGATCTATCCCACTACGGCTCAGGGATTGAAAGGGTTGTTTGCGGTTGTGACTGACTTCCAGAACAAAGGCATACCCCACGTCATTATTCGGGGAAAGACCAAAGATAACCTTGTGAACGACCCACGATACATCACCGGATTGTACAAGAAATACACCGATAATGAGGCCAAGGCATACCTGGAAGGTGAGTTTGTTAACCTTTCAGAAGGCCGTGTGTATGGTGAATACGATTCCGAGCAACATGACGTTGATAGATTTGAAGTCATGGACGACGATATTGTCTATGTTGGACTGGACCTCAACTCAGGATTCAGTAAAGCTGTTGCCGTTGTGAAACGAGACAGGAAACTCTATGTAGTCAAAGACTTTTCATTCAAGTCCATTGGAGATGTCCCAAGACATTTGAGGAACCATTTCCCTTCACAGGAAATCATCCTGATTCCCGATGCAAGCGGAAAAGAGATCATGGCCGGCTACGCCAAAGAAATCAGGATGTATCGAATCAAGATAAAAATGGCATATGTCAATCCATCTATCACAGAGCGTATCTTTATTGTGAACAAACTTTTCAGAATGGGTCTGGCATACCTGGTTAAGAAAGATACCAAGGAATACAGCTTGGCCTTGAAGGTCAGGCAGTTTGACGAAACAGGGAAGCCCAGCAAGGGTCGTGGGAGCAAGGCTCCCGATCATTTGTGCGATAGTGGTGACGGCGCATTCTATAGAATAGTCGGATTCGATAGTGACTTCAAAGACATTTGGGACCTTGCCGCACCAATGAGGGGGAATAGAACGGGCGACGCTTCTTTGAGAATAAGGTCCGAAGAGGAGATATTTACCTCGCAAGAAGTGTAGCCTTGCACAATTGAATCTTTTATTATAGAATGTTGGAATGGATTATAAGACCCTTGCGAGAAAGACAGATAATGAGTCTTATAAAGAAATCTTCGAGATTATCGGAGAGTCACAACCAAGAATGGCTAAGGGCGTTCTTGATGCGGCCCCAGTTCAAATGTCTCATTCCACAGTTCAAATTGAAAAGATTAAAGGTGTTCTTTACAACGAAGTGCTTGCTAATTATGCCAGAGATGGCTCAAGTTTTATCACTCTGAAAGATGCAGAAAAGAATGTGAGGCAGAAGTTCACCAAGTCCCCTACAGGCATCATCGGTGTTAAGGATGATTTCTACAACCTTTTCAATGGTATTGGAACTTCTAATGATTCCAGCACTTACAATATGGCTTCAGTTCCCATGATGATGGGTCCTTGGGATTCCACAGCCCTTTACTCTGCTGGAGGCATCCAAAAGATTATTGTCGATAAAAAGGTGAATGGCGTATATTCAGCCCCAACCTGTTTTGAACAAGAAGATTGGAAGCCGGATAGCCTTAAAAAACTTGCCCATTATGCGGACGGACTTGGATTCAGAGACCAGGGGAGAGTTGCCCTTCAAGATTCTTTGATTTATGGTGGCGATGTCCTAGTACCGGCGTTTGACTTCGACAATGCCCTTACGTATGAAATGCCCTGGGAACAACTAGAACCAAGAATCAAGAAAGACTCCCTGCAATACTTCTGGACGGTCGACAGGTGGAACACCGTTGTCATTCCCACCTGGAACGTGTCAGTTGCCGACTACCTGACCCCTCAGAAGTTCTACGTTCCCATTGCCGGAGTTGGCGTCCATACCAGCAGGGCCGCAGTGATCAAAACTCAACAGCTTCCATACTGGGCCGCAATCAGGCAACTCGGATGGAACACTTCTGACTTTGTTGGGTATAGTGTTTCGGCCCTTGCGTACGATATGGCTATTCAGGCGATCAACATGATGTGCCAACAGAGTTCTTTGATGTACACTCACGTTCCTTTGGATGGAATGCTTCTCCAGAACGGCCCCGACGATGTGCAGTCATTTATCGATGCCAACAACAATTCCATGAGGAATTGGTCCACCGCGCAACCGAAGACCTTCAACAACTTTGGTGAAATTAAGCTCCTTGAACGCAATTATGCCGGATTCGATCAAATGGTCATGATGCTCCGGCAGGATATTGCTGCACGTTGCGATCTTCCTGAAAGTGATATTTTCTCCACTCAGGCCAAGGGGTTCTCCGATAACACTTCCGAGGTCACCACCAAAAAGGCGGAGGTCTTTAGGACCATGGGCGAACGAATCGCTCCAAGATACAAGAACGTCATCAAGGCTCTCGTCCTGAGCTGTTTTGGTCCAGGCTCTCCTGAGTCAAAACTTGGTACGCCTCGACTTGTTTTCGATTCCCCCATCGTGCAGTCTAACGATGAAAAGATGAAAGCTGGAGCCGTGTTCTTCGGGATGCTTGAAGCCGGAAAGAACGTCGGCATGGAGCTTAAGACAAGCCTTGAGCTTGCCAAGCAGTTCGCCCCGGACCTGGTTATCTCTTCTGCCCTCCAGAAAGAACTCGATGCCGTTGTTGCTCCAGAACCTGCTGGAGAAAAGTCTGATATGGAAGCCAACAAAAAGTCGGTTGCAAGAAAGAAGAAAGGTGGAGGTGAAGACACTTGACGCTCAAACCATGCCCAAAATGTGGCGCACAACCAGACCTCATGTTCAACGGAATTGAGTCTATCGTTGTCCATAATGTTCCTTGCGTGAACCAGGGCCACTACACTTTTGCAAAGTGGGAAGTTATCATTGGCGACGTGATTGATCTTGCTCCAGATCAATGGGAAGTTGTCCTGGAAGACTCTTTCGTTGAAGCGACATCGGGTCCTATTTTGACTTCCGAGTCGACAGGAACCCCTATTTCTGCTGAAATTCAGACTGAAACTACCATCTTGTTGACTCCGATTGTCGAAATGGCCCAGAATGAGTGATGCAGAAAGGCTTCTCAAAAACGTTGCCATTGCTCGTTCTGGGATCTATCTGTACACCAGGGACGAACTCCCGGGACTGGGTATCAATTCGATTCCCGACAAATACAGGAACGATCGAGTCTTTTCTGTATATCGACCCGCCTCTGTCCTTGCGGCCAATGCAGATAAGTATGCACGGCAGCCGCTGACGAATAAACACCCTAATGAGATGCTTAATCCAGACAACAACTCAACGTACATTAAGGGTTGGGTTGGTGACGAAGTTACCATTGAGAACTCTAATGACGAAATAATTATCCGTTCTAGTGTCAACCTGGTAGACAGGGACGTTATTAAAGCGTATGATAGCGGTATACGTGAAGTCTCCCCGGGATACGTTGGCACGTTCTCTTGGAAGGACGGATCAACCAGCCGTGGTCAACAATATCAGATTGTTATGGACGACATTACGAGCGTTAATCATTTGGCACTCGTCCCAGAAGGGCGTGGGGGGCCATCGGTTCGGATTTTGGATTCGGGAGAAAATGTGAAGACTTTGCAGTCAGGACTTTTTAGATGGATTAAAAACCTCTTTGTTTCTGATAAAGCAAGCAAAACTTTCCGTGAAATCATGACCGATACCGTGAACGCTAGGCAATCATTTACCGAAGATGACTTCGACAATGTTCGCAATACGCTCTTCCCCGCCGTTGAAGACATCCCAGAATCTCAAGATAAGCTCGCTTTGAAGCGTATGATTTTTGATATGTGGAGCATGAAGAACCTTTCTTCTGATGGTGCAAAGAAGTATGCCGAAGTTGTGAGCGATCTTTATGAGAAACTTGATGAGCAATCCAACAAATCAGTGACCGATTCTATGGAGGAAAAGATGCCCGATAAAGACGGTGAAGTCAAAGACGAAGAGAAAAAGATTGATGGCGACCCCGAACGCAAAGAAGTTTCGGTTGCCGATGACGACAAAGACGT